CGTCTTCTTTCTGCAATGCCATAAAACGTTACAAAAATGGCAAATGAATTAAATCCAAACAAGAAAACAATGAGCTCGCTTGAAATTGCAGAACTCGCAGGTAGAAACCACAAAGATGTTATGCGTTCCATTCGTGATATGGAGCCAGCATGGGTAAAAGAAGGTGGGCGCAATTTTGCGCTGACCTCTTATGTTGACCTATGGAACAGACAGCAACCATGTTACGAATTGGATTATAGAGAATGTATGTACATAGCTTCTAAGTTTGAAGATGGGACAAGAGCGAAGTTAGTCCTCCGTTGGGATGCGTTAGAAACTGGGAAAGCTGAACCGATAATCAGTTCGGTAAAAACAGAAACGAAACAGCCAACCATATCCGACAAGATGAAAGCTGCTACATGGGCAGCAAAATTCTTGAACTTGAACGAGAACTCAAAGCTAATTATTGCAAAGCAGATACTTGAACCGTACAATCTACCGCTTCCAGACTATACCCCGTCAAAAGGGATAATAAAATCAGCAACAAAACTTCTTGAAGAAAGAGGACTGGAAAGGCAGATTTCTGCACAGGCTTTCAATAAAATAGCCATGCAGAAAGGTTTTTTGTGTGAGGTAGAAAGGAATTCTTCACGCGGTCAGAAAAAGAAATTTAAGTCAATTACGGAGAAAGGTCTTCTGTATGGAGAAAACCAAGTAAATCCGAATAATCCGAAAGAAACTCAACCATTATGGTATGGAGATAAGTTTGATGAATTTCTTAATGTATTAGGGTTCTAAAATTAGTGATAAACGTAAACAATACATTATGAAAAGAGATACAAAAACACCGTTCTATGACGTTATGTGCAATGTAAACGAAAGCTGCGTTTTGGCGGTATATTTTAATAAAATTATTGGTGAATTGGAAACTGTAAGAATATTTTCTTCACCAAGAACATTTGAGGACACTAAGAAAGAGAATAAAGATTATTCTGCTATTTTTTATCAAACTGTTCTTTGGGAATTGTGGTTTCATGGAGTTGTGGAAAGGCTTAATGAATGGAACGAAATACTTAATGAATACTTTTCCGAATACGAAGGGAAGTGGAAATTTTATGCTTGTTCAAAAAGGATTGAATCTATCAACGAATATGGAGGTGAAGAATCAGATTACAATGAGGACGGTAGCATAAGAACTTTAAACCTAACCGAAGATGATTTGAGACATCATACAGCTCTTGGTGAAATGGTGCAAGATGATTGGAGGGATATTGTGCAAGAAACTACCTGTGCCGATTTACAGTACATGATTTCTTGTTTGAAAACTCATGCAAGTTTTTCTTTATCCGATGCTTTTAAGGAATGTTTCGGAAAAGAAATTGCTACTTATAAGCAAGATGAAAACGGCAATATGGTTCCAATGAGTTTTGCGGATAAGGCTATGGATAAGGCAGTAGAGCAATATACGGCTGACGGAATGGCTATTGGTATTACATTGGTTTGCGAATTTATCCAACGCATAATCAGGGATATTAGGGCAATGGATAAGTTCAGTGACAACAGAGACAAACTTATCCAAATGCACAAGGACGTAAGAAATATCCTTGATTTTAACCTCGATGAAGTTTCCTATGTAGAGGAAATGCTCGAAGAGGAACGTAAAAACAAATAACATCAAGCTTTGCTCGCTTTATAAACGAGGTGGGCAAGCTTTATTCAATTCGTTCCCAAACTACAAAATTATAGTTTGGCTGATTTACAACGAATTACATTTTAAATAAAAGACTAAACAAATATTCATCATGGAAAGAAATACAACATCCGCTAAGAAGCAATACGACCTTAGCGCAATAGACGAATTATTCAAACATAGCATAACACCCGAAGAATTACGGGAAGAGCTTATTGAACTGGTGTTTGATTACGCACAATACGTAGAAGAAGGCGCTACCGACTTGTTCAAATGTCACATGGGTACGCTATATGTGCTATATAAGGCTTTAGAGGATGTAAAAGAATTAGAGACACCAAGCTAATACCCTCACCAAAACGGCAAGCGGTATAGCCCAATGGAGAACCCGTTCAAGGCGTTCTAAACGTTCCATTGGATAACCTGGAAAAGGCGGCAATAGTCCATGTAAAGGACATTGTCCGCCAATTCAAGCAGTTCATCTATGTAATCCCTTTTTCGCATCACATTCAAGTTTTCTACGTTGTTGGCGGTTTATACCATTTGCCGCGGCAAGGCTGTTCAGCGTCTCTTTCTGTTCGGGAGAAAGCATGTTATATACTTCTTCCCGGGATTTGCCTGATAAAATGGCTTGTACTATTTTCCACATAAGCTACGTCTGCAATGTTCACACAAAAATTTCTTCGCTACCGGGAACATCTTCTGTCCCACATATCCGCTAAGGTACTGCGCCTCTTCCCCGTATGGGTCGATGCCGAACGCCCGTGAGATATGCCGACATAGATGCCCTTTTTCATGGTCGAAAGAGTTTTGAAACTCTGCCGGGGAAGAAGTAAGGGCTATAACCATTACGGTTTGCCTGTTTTGGATATTGGAGTAAGTGATACCCGTATTCAGATTGCAGGAGCGCATGTTCTTATAGGCATTCACCAAATCCAGCCCCCTGCATCCAACCCGCCGAAGGTCGGCGATGATACGGTCGGTATAATAGCAGTCCACCGCATAATATACACGGACTTCCCAATCATAATCCGGTATGTAAAAATCCTGTATTATCATAGGCTACATCATCTGTTCCCACATGATAGGATTGCCGGAGCCTATGCAGTCGGCATAGAACCGCGTGAAAGGCATTCCATTGTAAGCGTCCACATCATCTATGTAATCCTTAATGAACAATGCGAGATGGGCTTCGTCAGTGATAGAACCTTTCTTCGCCATGTTTGCCACGTAAACGCTGTCGTACCCTGCATCCTTCTCCAGGTTTATACTGTACTTTTTAAGAAGTTCCTCTACCTGTTCTTTGCTGATTGGTTCAAGTTTTTCCTCCTTGCCCGTAGATTTGTTTTCCATCTTCATGCGGGAAACAGCCCATAGGCACATCTTCTTGCTGAAATGCCATCCGTACTGGCTGAGATAGTCAGCCATTGCAGGCGGTATTCTGTCGTATGTATCTAATCTTTGTTTCATATTTTCCTGATTTTAAGTGATTGGCAAAAGAGGGGAATAATCCCCTCTCCATTACATAAACTCTCCGTTGGCGCGTCTGCGTCTGCGTTCGCCCATATCATCACCGTAAGGCTGTAAACCGCGGCGTTCGCTGTAAACCGGATATTCCGGGAAGTAACCCGGCATACGACGTTCTCCCATATCCGAGCCGCCGCTATAGCTTCCACCGCGTGAACCACCGCTGTTACGATAGCCCATTTCACCGCCCTGCATCTCACGCATGGCTTTCTCGTAACCATGACGACAACCCTCTCTATAGGCTTCTTCCATAGGATTACCGCCTCTCATACCGAAGTCACGGTCATAGTCTCCGCGTCCTTCTTCCAATATTTCCCACATTCCCATATTATTTCTTTGTTTTAGATGTTTCAGCAACTCCGAGCTGTTCCATAAGCCGTTTGTTCAATTCCATAAGGTCGGACATGTTCTTGCTCATTTCCGCCATTTGCCCTTTCAGAGATGATATTTCCTGCTCCTGACGTTGTTTCTCTGCAAATTCGGGGTTCAAGAGCGTCAGCATCTTGTCACATCCCGCAATGACGGAATTGTGGAAGTCCATGCTATTGATAATGTCTATGCTTTTCTGTTTCATAGAAGCGACCTCGTTATTCATCGCATCACGAGAGCATGACACTACGATATTGCCGTTCTGTCCGAAGTCGGCTATATCCATGCCAGCAGGTAGATTTTGGAAAGTCGTGTTCTGCCCGTTGATACAGACAACGACATCCACAACCATTTCCATTTGGGGCAACTGTCCCATAGGGGATGCCATAGGATATTTCGGCTTAGGAGCGGAAACGCTGACTACCGGACCGTATTCGATAAACGGGTTAGCATCCTTATGAAGTATATACAACTGGTTATTGGTACGAAGTGATTGAAACATATTGGTTTGATTTTAAAGGGGAGTGGCTATTTCCATTTTGGAAACAACCACAAAGCCCCATGTTAACTACTTGCTCTTTTGAGCGGTTGCTTCTGCTGTCGGAGTCGGTGTCGATGCGGTTGTCGGACGATACCCACCGTTAACAAGGAACAGTTCGTTGGTGTACTTGTTATAGTGAATTTCGTAGATACCCGTTCCGGCAAGGTTGCCGACAGTCACCGGCTCATTGTTGTAAGCCAGCAACGGTCTTGTATCCCCGTTAGTCCCTATCAGTATCGGGAGTGTAGCAGTCGTACCGGCAGGTATTGCCTGGCGGAGACTGACATAGAAACCGCCTACATAGCTTCTGTTACGGAACGCATGGTTAGGCAGCTCCAAAGTCACGTTCTCCGTGCCGACCGTTACGGCTACCGTAGGAAGGGTATTGAAATTAGCCCTTCCAATAGTAGGGAACAAGAAAGGAAATCCTGTAAAAAAGTTAGGCCACATAATTACCCCCTTTCTTACCGGAATTAACCCCAGTAGTTGTTACAACCACAACCGCCACGTCCATACATTGCATCACCGGCGTAAGCACCGAAAGCCGCAGCACGGAAACAGTCTGTGTTGATGGCTTGAATATTAGGGTAAACAACCGGAACGGTGTTAGGCATCTTGCATTTTATTCCATCGACATCGGACTGCAATGCCTGCAAGCCTGCTGCCAAAGGAGCAATCTGTTGTCCTACTGAATTCAGGATAGTAGCATTCTGGTTACGTTGGGAGATTTCAGCAGTCAAAGTGGCTTTTTCTGCTGTAAGAGCCGCAATCTTGTCCTGCAATGCCTGGTTCTGCATGGCGTCCAGCTTTGCAAGGATAGCATTGGTATTGGCGGTCGCACCGTCACGCAATGAAAGTGCATTCTGATTGGCTGTGTTGACAAGCGCGTTGGTCTGATTGCACATCGCAAGCTGGTTCTCATAGCCCATCGTGGTAATGGCGTTCTGAGTCCTGCAGCAGCAATCTGCAATCTGAGTAAGAACAGCCTGATTTCCGGACTGGAATGCGTTGATGATTTGCTGGCTTGACATGCCCACCTGATTTCCTACATTGGCGATAAGTCCCTGGATGTTGCACAGGGCGCTCTGTAACTGTTGGGTAGAGCAGTTCAAAGAAGAAGCAAGCTGGTTGATGGCATTGCCATTGCCCTGAATGGCTGACATCAGGTATTCACGACCGACATCACCGTTAAGCTCGGCAGGCAGACCGCC